AATGGCGCAGGCGATCCGTGAAATGATGCCCAATATCCCGGAACATCTGCACTCAGAAGCACAGCACTTTGTGCAGAAGCTGGAAGATCAGATATAATATCTACTACCCGCCTACTACCCACGGCGTTTAATAAAATCCTTGTATAATAGCGCAAATATAATGCCCTGCTAAGGGAGTAGGCCTGTTAAAGGGCGCCCGGGTTCAAATCCCGGCTTCTCCGCCAAATCCCCGCAAACACAGCGTTTGCGGGGACTCTTGTATTTTTGGATTGTTCTCTGTTATTCTCAATTATTCCGGTTTACTACCCACGTTACTACCCACATGTTCCAAGGCGTCAACGCCGGCAAGTGCATCGGAGATCTGGGGGTGAGCGTAGCGATCCAGCATTTTTGTAGTGCTCCAGCGCATGATTTTTTTGATGGTCTGCGGGGCAATGTTTTCTGTGACAGCCAGGGCGGTGGCGGTGGTGTGCCGGCAGCAGTAGGGGGTCAGGCGGCGGCAGCCAGCGGCGGCCAGGGCGTCATAATAATCTTTGTACCAATCATCAACGACGCGCTTAAAAATGTAGCCGGAGGGCATAGCGTGGTCGATGAGATCCTGCATGACGGGGAGCAGCGCCTGGGAGATAACAATGGGAGTGGCTTTGCGGACTTTTGTTTTCAGGCCGGCATGGGTAATGGTGCGCTCTTCCAGGTTGATGTGCTGGACCTGAAGCGCCTGGGCTTCGCCAGGCATCATGCCGGTATAGATCATCAGCAGTGGGATGCAGGCACGGAGATCTCCGGATTCGTAGAGCTTCCAGAGGGCCGTCTGCTCCTGGGCAGTAAAAGTCTCGCGCTCCGTTTCCTGGAGAGGGGGCAACACGATGAAGGAGGGCAGATCCTTATTGGCGAAACCGTCAGCTGCGGCCAGCTTGAAAAGGTTGGACAGCAGGCTGCGGCAATCGCGGGCGGTATAATAGGAGCTGCATTGATCAGCGACAGCTGCGCGCAGCATATCGACGGTGATGGCATCCACACGGATATCCTGGATGGTTGTTAGCTTCTTCCAGGCGATGGCATAGGCTATCTGTTTGGACTTGGACAGCTGGAGGTATTCGTTTTCCTTGTAGCTGTTCCAGTAGGAGATCAGGCGCGGAGCTGTGCGCTTGGCCTTATAATCTGGATCCAGGAGCGCCTGGCAGTATGCAAGGGCTTCTTTTTTTGTGTTGAAGCCGGCACGCCTGCGCTTGATGGGCACGGGATGTTTGGATGGATCAGACGGCGTGCGCCAGCCGACCACGACACAGGCTTCCCAGCCGGTTCCGCGGCGATAGGCGGATCCCTGACCGTTGCCGCGGGACTTGGGTTTGCGTTTAGTTTCTGACATGGGATCACAACCTCACAGATCATTTTAACAGGACGAGGGCGGGCGGGCCAGTGTCCCGCCCCTACAAGTGGGCGGCGCTTAACTTATAAGACTCTTGACTTTGCTCACCAGTTGCTTTACATCCGGCTCTTTTCTTACAAAGAACCTATATACATTATCGCCAAAGTCAAATATAGACATGTCAGAACGCCAATATGTTTCGTAAAAGTTGCTGTAGCGAATCATGGCATATATGATTTTCCCGTAATAACAGTCGTATATAACATTCTGCGGGTTTTCTCTCATGCGGCTCAATGAATTTGAACCGTCTATTTTCTCATGATAAGATGCAGCAATTTCTGAGGATGCATATTTATAGAGCCTGGAATAAGCATCTTCCAATTCCTGCATGAAATCGGGATGCTCAGCATAGTTTATTTTAAACATGTCAAAAGGATACTGCATGTCCCGGAAGTGGAAACCGACATAAAGCGAAACAGCACATATGCTGCACATGCAGCATTGATCGTTATCAAGATTGTAAACGGCTTGGCAAAGCGATTGCCAAGTGTCATTGATGAAATCAGACATCATTAAATAAGCGCTGTATATCTTTTTCTTTTTGGTCATGAACATAGCTATGCTCCTTTCACTTGCCGCCGATCAGGAGACGAAAACGGCGGGGGGAAGCTGCTGGAGGTCGGGATCGGAGGCATAGGCGCGGGCGTTTTTGAGGAGTACGGTCTGGCCTTGGGCGTTGAGCTGGCGGAAGAGATCAACCAGCTCTTTTTCATGTTCTGATAAAGGGAATTCAGGCTGTTCAACATCGCGCACCAGGAAATCCAGGGACACATCGAAATAGTCCGACAGCTTTTGCAGGGTGGACAGCTTGATGTTGTCGTAACCGAGATTGTAAAGATTCCAAATTGTCTTGTATGGAATGCCTGATGCTTCTGCAAGCGACTTGCGGTTGAGACCTTTCAAATCCATCAAGTGGTCAATTTTTTCAAGTAGATCCATCTTGGAAAACACATCCTTACATCTAATGTCCGGAACAGTATAAAGGCAATATATTTCCTTGTCAACAAAAAAATTCCACAAAAGGAAAAAAAGTGCTTGACAAATGCCTTGCATGGAATTATTATATTCGTGAAAATTCCATGTAAGGAAACACGGGAGGTGAAAACATGTATCCCAATTTGGAACAGGTAATGATGAAAGCTAATATCACGCACAAAGCGCTGGCGGCCATCCTGGGTGTCGCTGGAAAGACAATGCAGAATAAAATGCAGGGCAGGACAGACTTTACGCTGCCGGAAGTACAGACCATTCTGGAGCTGTTTCCGCAGTATAAGCTGTCCTATTTGTTTGAAAAAAGAGAAGTTGCGTAGGAGGTATCACCATGACCGTCACAGAGATCCAAGCGATGGACAAGGATTTCCTGACGCCGGCAGATGTGGCGCCGCTGATCGGATGCAAACCATATTCGATCAATGTGCAGGCGGAGGAGGACATCAGCAAGCTGGGTTTCCCGGCGACGAAAATCGGGACGCGGGTAAGGATCCCGCGGGAGGGCTTTTTGCACTGGCTGAAATACGGATACGCGCCGGTGAATGCTGAATGAAGCCGTGCATCAGGGTACAGACAGCGATCTTCGGGGAGGTGGAGATCTGCGGGGAGTATCAGGACGAAGCGGAGGCGCGGGCGGCGGGCTATGTGTTCGACGCGCACGCATACCGGGTGAACGCCTTCGGGAGCATTGAGCCGGTGAGCTGGAAGGTGCTGGCCAGGGCGGAGAGCGAGACGGAGTGGAGCTACTGCTTAATTAGGAAGTAGGATTTAGGAAGTAGGAGTTATCCGCGGATCCAGGATCCGCTGTAGTGTTCATGATGAAAGGAGGGAGGAGCGTGAGGTATCTGGACGCATTGCCGGAATCAGGGTCTGCATTAAAGCGAGCGCGATATGTCAGTATCCTGGATGAGTTCGTAAGATCCGGCAATGCCATAGCGGCCCTGGACGAAGAGGACGTGCCCAAGGTCAAGCAGAGATACTCAGGGGAGCAGGTGTATAAGGCGACTTCGGCAGCCATTAACCTGGCCAGAGAGGGGAAAGAGAAGTACCCGCAGATCCGCGTGATGCGGAAAAAGAACACCGTTTATCTGATCAATACAGATGTTTACCGGGAAAGAGAGGAGTAATGAAAATGGAGATCAATATGGCGGAGATCATGCGGCCGTATAACTGGCAGCTGTATGCGATGCTGGCGCTGTGCGTGCTGATCGGGGTGATCGTGGGGCTGCTGATCGCGGGAGGGAAGAGACCCTCATCCGACCCGCAGACGCGGGCCACCTTCCCCCGTGGACGGGGGAAGGCTTCCGAGGGGATGCAGGCGAAACCGGAGCTGCCGACGATCGGGAGCGTGAGGCATGGTCAGAAGGTCGTGATCGACGGTGTGGAATGGACGATCATGTGAAAGGAGAGCGACAAATGAGCTGGATATTGGATGCATTGGGGCTGTTGTGGGCGCTGATCGGGCTGCTGATCTGCTGGATCCGGATTGACGACCTGGAGCGTGAGATGCGGGAGCTTACGCACCGGGAGAACATCAACGATGAGGTGCTCACGCTGCACTCTGAGGAGATCGACGAGCTGCAGCGCGGGCGAATGGCCCAGGGAGAGAAGCGGCTGCGGGAAATGAAGAACCTGCAGGAAGGCCAGCAGGCGCTGGCGCAGCGCATGACGGACCTGGAGAAGAGGATGCTGGAGGCGGGATGGGAACAGAATAATGGCTGAAAGAGAAAAAACCATAAAGGGCCTTGAATGCTGCGGGGCGACAATGAACTGTAATGAATGCCCGTATGATTCAGAAATGGGTGGATGCTTCAGAAACTTGAAGAATGATGCGCTGAGCCTGCTGAAGGATGAAGAACCGCGGGTGCTTGGGCTGGAGGAACTGCCGCTGGGCAGCCCTGATGAACCGAAACTGGTATATATCGAGGTGCCGGAAGACGAAGAGGGCTATGGAGAATGGCGCGGTTATGGCGAAGCGAAAATGAATGATGGGATAGAGGTGTATTTTGCTGTGATAGGGAAGCAGAAACTCCTATTATGCCACACAGACAGCTATAACTTGACCTGGCGTTGCTGGAATACACGCCCGACGGATAAACAAAGAGATGAGGCGGAATGGGATGTATGATTCGCCACTTAATCTCGTATACGAAGACATTGGCATGCGAATGAGTCAAGAAATAGACGGCATGGTTATTACAGCATTACAAAAGTGCAGCGTTGATATTGATGAAAAGAAGCTGATCAGCGCGTTGGAACAAGACAAAGCAAGATATGAAGAGGCATATGAAAAAGGTTTTGCGGCAGGAAAAGCAAGTATGAGAATCCCATACAGGGGAATTTGGAGAACGAAGAGATAGCCGGAGGAACTTGAACATGAGCAAGTGCAAAGCCTGCGGGGCGGAGATATGGTGGATCCGGACGGAGAACGGGAAAGACATGCCGGTGAATGAGCAGCCGATCCCGTTCGTACCGGGGGCCGGGCCGCGGACGTACATCACGGAGGAAGGGCGCACGATGCGCGGACGGGACTGGCGGACGCGGGATCCGTACAGGTATGAGCTGGGATATGTGCCGCACTGGGTGACATGCCCGAAGGCGGACAGCTTTAGAAAAGGGAGGAAGTAGTAGCACCATGTATGTACTGACAAAGGGGCATGTGGTGATCGGGTACTATAACACCCAGGCGGAGGCTACAGCTGCGCTGATAGAGGAGTACGACAAGGAGGACGGCGTGGAGCTGGCCTTCAGAAGACTGGAGGAGGACGACGATGGCCAAGAGAGTGAAATTCGCGATTGAGAACATGCAGAAGGTGCGGGACGCGCTGAACGCGGCGCTGGGCCAGGCCATGACGCTGATGCAGCAGAAAATGGTGAGTGAGGCGGCGGTGAGCCTGACCATCAATATGGAGATCCGGGACGACGGCGGGGTGCACAGCTATATCCCCAACATCAAATACAAGACCAACGTGCGCGTGCCCATGGACGTGAAAAACATCGGCACGGTGACGGACGTGAGCCAGCTGTACTGGGACCAGGACGCGGGCGGCTGGGCGCTGAGGATCGAAGGGGAACAGATGAAGATTGAATGAAGTCGGGACTGGAGATGAGGCGCGGAATGACAAACAGGGAGAAAGTCAAGAAAGTCAAGAAAGTCATACAGGGCTTAGAGCATTGCGGGCAGCCAATGAAGTGCGATGGATGCACATATAATGTAGCAATGGGGAACTGCTTCATGACGCTGAAGTCTGATGCTATGGAACTGCTGAAAGAGCAGGAGCCGCTACTTGTGCTTAACATCATCCGGACATTTATTGGCCGTGCAGGGAATTGCCCCAGTTGTTGGAGAGGGCTTGATTCAACGATCAACACGCATTACTGCGGTGAATGCGGACAGGCGGTGAAGTGGGATGAGGATGATTGACGCAGATGCTTTTGATAATGTTCTGAAAGACGCACAAACCGAATGCAAAAAAAACGGAGGGAATTTCCGATTTGGTGTGCTCAATAACGTAAGGGCAAATTTGGCAAAGGCTCCGACCATCGGCGGCTGGGTCAGTGTCGAGGACCGACTGCCGGACGCGGCCGGGGTGATGGTGCTTGTGACAGCACACAACAGATATTATGATACATATTCGGTGTTTCCGGCTTTTCTCTCCTATGGAACGAACAAGTGGTGTACATATGATGTGACCAAGATGGAAACCAAGACAGCAACGGACAATACGGTCAATGACCGGCTGACAGTGAAGTATTGGATGCCGCTGCCGGAACCGCCGAAGGTAGGCGATGACGGATGAAACAGATCGAGAACACGAAATGGATGGACACGCCGAGCGGGAAGTGCGCGAACTGCGGGAAGGCGTTTTATAAGCGGAGCGCGGAGTGGGGCTATGCCTACCGCGGGAAGGAATGCTGCACATACGCCTGCATGCGTCAGCTGGAGTGGAAGGATCCGGAAAGCCGGGTGCGCATCAAGGAGGCTGAGGAGCGGCGGCTGGAGGAGATGAAGAAGGTGTATAAGAGCCGGTTGTTCACGCCGAAACCAGAGCCGGAACCGGAGACAGCGCCATCTCAGCACTATCTGACGGACGAGGAGCGGGCGAAGATCTGCAGACTCTGGAAGGCGGGAAATGATACAGGAACCATCGAACGGAAGACCGGCCGCAGTGGGACGGCCATCCGGAAGGTATTAAAGGAAGCGGGCCTGCGCATCCCGGTGAGGCGCGGGAACGGGCGGCGCGTGACGGACGAGCTGCGAAAGAGAATGATAAAGTTGAGGGGGCAGGGACTGACGTACAAACAGATTGGCCAAAAGGTCGGCTACAGCGAATGGACTGTGGCCGTTAACATCAAGAAATAGGAAGCGGCCGCTTCCTATATATGCAGCGCCTACCATTATATTAAATAAGAAAGGAGAACCTTACTCAAAGGTTCTCCTCATGGACTATATAAGGGTGTGCCAGGGCGCTGCATATATAGCAGGCGGGGCTTGCGAAAAACGGGCGGATCGGGTGATCCGCCCATACAGGAGGCGATGCCTCCTCGTCGGGCTTGTATTGGATATTAATTTAGTGAGCATGGATGTTAAACGGGGAAGAGGTTATGCCATCCGCGGCGTCGGAGAGGGGTGCTCCCCTCTCCGAATAGAGCGGGCACACAAGAAGGAGGAGGTGTACGATGGGAACGAAGCTGCTGGAAGCGCTGCTGGAAGAAAGGCCGGAGGAAGTACCGGAAAGACCGGAGAAGAATCCGATCCTGTGCTATAAGACCAGGACCATCAGATCCGGGAGCCTGACAGAGGTGGAGTGCTATCCCGTCTACACCTGGGAATACCGGAGGACACTAAGCAAGGTGCATCCCACGACGGAGGCAATGCAGGAAATCAATGACCGGAACGCGAGGAAGAGATTTGAACGGCTGGCTGAAAGCAATTTCAAGGCGGGAGTAGATCTGTTCCTGACCCTTACCTACGAAGGACCGGCTCCGGAAGACATGGACACATGCAACCGGGAACTGCGCAACTACCTTGCAAGAGTGAACAGAGCAAGGAAGAAGGCAGGGCTGGAGAAGGCAAAGTGCATTGGAGTGATCGAAGTCGGAGAAAGAGGACGTCTGCACCATCATCTTCTGATCTCAGGCGGGCTGGACCGTGACCTGATGGAGCAGCTGTGGCGGCACGGCGTAGCCAACTGCAACCGGATCCAGCAGAGTAAGGGCGGGATCGCAGCGCTTAAGGTGTACATCACCAAATGTTTCGACACGAAGAAGGCTAAGCGCGGCAAGGGCCGGCACAGGTATTTCTACACGCGGAACCTGAGGCAGCCAACCATAACAGAGAGCAAGACGCGCATCAGCCGGCGGCAGGCGGAGCGGATCCGCGAGGACGCGGACCTGCAGGGCGAGGTGATCTTCAGGAAGAAGTATCCCGGCCTGCAGATGGACGAGCTGATGGTCAAACAGACGGACTGGCTGCCTGGATGCTACATTTATGCGAGGCTGAGATCATGAACCTCTCCGAGAATGCGCGGGCCGCGTGCCCGTATTACAAAAAAATAACTGATCGGGAGATACAGTGCGAGGGCTGCGTGCAGCGGGCGCGGCTGGTGTTTGTGTTCCGGACGAAGACGGACGCCATCAGCCACAAGCGGGAATACTGCGACACGCTGCGCTGGGCGCTATGCCCGTATGCCCAGCTCCTTAACGAGAAGTACAGCGGAGGATGGACGCACGACTTTAAGCGGCTTGACTGAAGGCCTGCGCCGCAATTAGGAATTAGGAGTTAGGAATTAGGAGTTATCCGCGGATCCAAGATCCGCTTTAATGTTCATCACATTACGAAGGGAGCGGAGCAATGAAGTACGATTGGCAAAAGATCGAGCAGGAGTATGTGACGGGGGATATGGCGTTATCAGATCTGGCGGAGAAGTATCACATTTCAAACACAACAATTTATAAGCATGCTAAGGATGCTAAATTTGAGGAGAAACGCAAAAAATATTTAGAAAAAGTTGCGAAGAAAGCGCTCACGCGCGCGAGCACGCGCGATGCGAGGGCAATCAGCCGGGTTATGACGGCGGCGGAGCGCACGATCCGAAAGCTGACCGGAGCGATCACGGATGACACGGTTTATGGGTATATTGTGGATGATCCACCGAGGAAGGACGAGGAGACTGGTGAGATGATCCCGGGAGGGCAGCATGTAGTGCAGCTGACCAAGGCGGACACGAAGGCGCTGGTGAACCTATCGACGGCGATCAGGAACCTGAGCATGGCCGTTAAAGTGATGTATCCGGATGGGGACAGCCTGCGCGAAGGCGATGAGCGCGAGGTGGTGATCATGCCGGACCGCGAAGAGAGCGAGGATGAGTGAAACAAACTTTGAGTACAGGGGAGAAATTCCCTGTGCTTTTTTTGTATGCTTAATCTGCAAGCGGGATAGACCGCGAAAGACAAGCCGGAGAGACGGCGGAGGTGACAATGATCAAGAGTATCGCAGACATCCTGGAGAGGATGAGTCTTCAGACCTTCGGAGACGGAGGCGGCGCGGCCGGCGGGACCGGCGGAGCTGCAGGCGGAAACGCAGGAGCTGGAACCGGCACAGAGGGGCCGGCAGCGAGCGAAGGAGCCGCGAAACTGGACAAAGCAGGCCAGGCGGCGAAGGACCTGAGCGCCGTGAAATACGGCAGGCAGGACGATGGATCCGAAGGGCAGCCGGAAGCCCAGGAGGAGACAACGCCTGCAGAGCAGCCCAAGGAGCAGCCGAAGCGGCTGAACTTTGACGAGCTGCTGAAGAGCGACCCGGAGTATCAGCGCGAGATGCAGAAGCGCATCGACAACGCGATCAACCGGAGATTCGCCAAATCCAAGTCTGCGGAGGAGCAGAACGCGAAGCTGCAGCCGGCGCTGAACCTGCTGGCCACAAAGTACGGCGTTAAGGCCGGCGACACGGAGGCGCTGATCAACGCCATCAACGGCGACAGCGACCTGATCGAGCAGCAGGCCATGGACATGGGCATGGAGCCTGACGCCTACCGCGAGTACCAGCGGCTGAAGGCCGAGAATGAGGCTTTCAAAAAGGCTGCGGAGGAGCGCGAGCGCCAGGAGCAGCTGAACCAGATGTACACCAAGTGGCGCGGTCAGGAGCAGCAGGCGCAGCAGATCTTTCCGGGCCTGAGCCTGGACCAGGAGATCCAGAATCCGCAATTCAGCGAGCTGCTGAGCGCGGGTCTGGACGTGCTGACAGCCTACAAAACCATCCACCTGGACGAGATCAGCCAGGGCCTGATCCGCAACGCGGCAGCTGACGCGCAGCGGGAGACCATAGCGAAGATCCAGCAGAAGCAGAACCGCCCGCGTGAGGGCGCTGCCGGCAAGAGCCAGGCCGCGACCGTGAAGGCGGACATCAGCAAGCTGACCCTCAAGGACTATGAGGAAATCATTCACCGCGCGCAGCGGGGAGAAACAATCAGATTCTAAGAGAGCGCGGCAGGGCCGCGCAGAAAGGAAGAACTATGAAAAACATCATCCGTGATGTGAAGGATCTGCTGGCCGTGGCCATGATCATGAACCTGCAGACCTTCGCCACCCCATATACCAACGTAACCACCGACACCGACCTGTCGGACGAGATGAAAACGTTCTATAAGACGCAGCTTCTGCAGTTTGCAGAGCCGGAGCTGCTGTTTGAACGTTTCGGCAAGAAGGTCCCGATCCCGCAGCATAACGGCAACACCATCGAATTCCGCTATATGACTCCGCTGCCCGTCGTGACCGGCAACCTGACCGAAGGTGTCACGCCCGACGGCAACAAGATCGCGGTGAACGAGATCCATGAGAGCCTGCGCCAGATCGGATACTGGGTAAGCTACTCTGATAAGCTGAGCTGGGAGGCCGTGGACCCGCTGATCGCGGAGGTCACGAAGGCGGAGGGCCGCCAGGCGGGCAAAAGCATCGACACACTGATCCGCGACGTGGTGAGCGCGGGCAGCAACGTCATCTATGCCCCGAACTATGCCGCCGGTGCGTATACCGAGAATACTGCCCGCGGGACCATGAACGGCACGGCGCTGATGACCTGCGACCTGCTGATCAATGCAGCTGCGGCGCTGGAGGCCCAGGACGCGCCCACCATCGACGGCGAGTATGTGGCCATCATGCACCCGTATGTGGCCGCTGACCTGCAGAAGACCCAGGCCTGGCAGGACGCGCAGCGCTATGTGCATCCGGAAAAGATCTACAAGGGCGAGATCGGCAGCATCGGCAATATCCGCGTGATCAAGAACACGCGCGCGAAGATCAATGCCGGCGCCGGTGCGACCATCAGCGGCAGCGACAAGTACAGTGTATTCTCGACCATGGTGCTGGGCGCTGACGCCTACGCCGTTTCCGAGCTGGAAGGCGCGGGCCTGCAGCACATCGTGAAGCCGCTGGGTGCCGGCGAGGACCCGCTGAACCAGCGCGGATCCATTGGCTGGAAGGCCATGCGCCTGGCGAAGCGATTGATCGAGCAGTACATGGTGCGTATCGAGACCACCAGCGCGACCAGCCCGAAGGCGGCGGCGAACTAAGGAACCTTATAGTAGCGGGCGGATCGGGTGATCCGCCCCTACAATCATTGAAAGGAGCGAAACAATGGCAACTGTCAAGGAACTTGAAGCGAAGGTCCAGGAGCTGGAAGCGGAAAACCAGCAGCTGAAGGGCAGCAAGAAACCGGATGCGGTCGTGCTGCCAGATGCTAAATTCACGCCCACCATCCCGTACACGCCGAAGAAGAAGGTCGTGATCGAGCTGTTCAAGGATGACCAGCGCTATCGTGAACCGCTGTTCGTGGGCATCAATGGCCGTTTCCTTCTGATCCAGCGCGGAGTGCCGGTGGAAGTGGACGACTATGTAGCCGATTTCATTGAGCAACAGAAAGCCGAGGAAGCGCGCATCATGCGCAAGGTGGAGCTGGAGGAGCAGGAATACCTGCAGAATACTGCGGCGCTGGGCAAGTAACAGGCAAATCCCGCCTGAAAGGAGGCACCGAAAGTGACCAAAGCGGATATCCTGGCCGAGGTGCGCGAGATCCGGCCCAATGAGTATCAGGACGCCTGGGTGCTCAAGCAGGTGGAGGAGCTGCACCAGCGCGTGCTGCGGGAGCTGGCGGCCAATTACATCATTCCTGCCGAGGGCGGGGAGCTGCAGACGCCCAGCCCGTACCACAAGGTTTATGTGTACTGGGCGCTGGCCCAGATCGACCTGGCGAACGCTGAGTACGATCGTTACAACAACGATCTGGAACTGTTCAACGCGGCGTGGCAGGAGTTGGCCAACTATATCAGCCGCACGTTTGAAAAACCGCCCCAGAGGGGCTTCCGGATATAAGGAGAATGCTACTATGCCCGTCATACCGTACCTGGAGCCGATGGCTAACAAAAAACTGAAAACGCAGATGCAGGATCGTTTCCTGGGCCTGTGCATGCGCGAGACGGCCAACTCTGCCCAATTCACCGACATGGACGGACTGAGCAGTGATGAATACCCCTATCTCAGCCAGGAGAAGGCGCACAAGACCGTGCGCGTGCTGACCCGTGGCCGTGCGCTGCTGGGCGGCGAGTGCCTGAGCTGGGTGGCGGACGGGAAGCTGTGGTATGACGGGCAGTACATCTGCGATATTCAATCCGACCGGCCGCAGCTGGTGCGCATGGGCGCGTACCTGGTGGTATGGCCGGACAGGATCATCTACAACACGCATACGGGCGAGCTGATCGAGATGGACGCGAGCTGGACCAACGTCACGGAGGACGGGAACGTGCCCGTCACGGCTCGCCCGTGCATGCTGAGCGGGCAGGAATACACCTATACCGCCAGCGATACGGAGCCGGAAAACCCGCAGCAAAACGCCTACTGGTACAACACGCAGACCGGCGGCATGTACCAGTACCTGGGCACGGAGTGGCAGGGCATCGACACGGTGTACAGCCGGCTGGAGGGGCCGGACCTGGGCAAGGACTTCAAGGACTACGACGTCGTGAAGATCTCCGGCTTTTCATACGAAGAATACAACATGGACGCGGCGACGGTGTACGGCCGCGGAGATGACTATATAGTGATCGCCACCGGGACGATCAATAATTTTGAGGAGACCGGCGAAGTGACCATCGCCCGGCAGGCGCCGGAGATGGACTTCATCTGCGAGAACGGCAACCGGCTGTGGGGCTGTTCCAGCGCGAAGCATGAGGTGTACGGCAGCAAATTAGGCGACCCGACCAACTGGCAGAGCTACCTGGGCATCAGCACGGACAGCTATGCGGCGACCGTGGGCAGCGAGGGCCACTTTACCGGTCTTTGCGCGTACATGGGCTATGTGCTGTTCTGGAAGGAAGACCGCTGCCACCGGCTGTACGGCACGCGGCCGGAAAACTACCAGCTGGTGGAGCTGCCGATCCGCGGCGTGAAGACCGGCTGTGATCGGAGCCTGTGCGTGGTGAACGGGATCCTGTATTACGTTGCACGCGAGGGCGTGATGGCCTTTGACGGGGCTTCGCCGGTGGACATAGGGGACGCGCTGGGAGGCGCGGTGCTGGACCAGGCCGTGTGCGGCGCGCACGGGGACAAGCTGTACCTGAGCGCAGACATGCTCAGGCGCGGCGCGGACGAGCGCGAGGCCGTGACGCTGGTCATGGACACCAGGCGCGGGCTGTGGCACCTGCTGAAGGACGTATACGCCAATGCCTACGCGAGCACGCCGGAGGGCGATTTCTACCTGGACGACGTGCCGGAGGGCGCGGGCATGAACGCTCTCGTCCTGATCGGCGGGGGGACAAGCAAGTACGAAGTGGCGAAGGACGTGTTCACGCCGGAGCTGACCTGGCACGCCGTGACCGGGGACTATGGCATGGACAGTCCGAACCACAAATGGGTGCACAGGTTGACGCTGCGCATGAAGGCCGAGCGAGGCAGCAAGCTGGTGATCTACATCATGTACGACGACAGCGGCAAGTGGCAGCGCATCATCACCTACGAATCGACGGGCCGGGAGCTGGGCTGCCAGGGGGCGGACGAATTCCTGGCGCCGAGGAAGGACAGCACTACCATCCAGCTGAGGACCAAGCGCTGCGACCACTTCAAGCTGGCCTATGAGGGCGTGGGCAAGATCCTGATCACCAGCATCACTTTGACCAGGGACGAGGGGAGCGAGCGCGGCTGAGCCAAGCCCAGCCGAGAGTGAGAAATTAGGAGTTAGAGAATGTTCAATTATCCTGGAAGCATGCCGGACAATGTGAAAGAGGGCGTGGATGAGCTGCGCAGGTGGATCACCAAGTTCATCCCGGAGCTGGAGCAGCAGCTCAGCAATCTGGGCGCGGACAACTTCTCCAGCGCCTACAACGAGCGGCTGGAGGGACTGACGGCGCTCTCCGGCGCGGGGAAGCAGAAGACCACCAGCGAGGCGCTGGCGGAGCACCTGCTGGACCGGAACAACCCGCACAGGGTGACGCTCTCCCAGCTGGGCTATGTGGCGCCTCAGCTGAAGGTGGAGGAGGAAAACGGCAGCCTGATCCTGACCCTGTGCGGGCTGATGATCCAGCTGAAGCCCATCGTGCTGGAGGCAAGCACGGGCACGGCAGTGGGCCAGGTGTACCGGCGGGAGGTCTCCGCGGGCGACTGGGAGCGGGAATTCAGCGCGCTGTACTGTGCCGTTCCCATATTGACTACAGGCGGAGCATGGCTGGGGAGACTGAGCAACACGGATGAGCAGCACGCTGGCAGCCTGGTGGTATTTACGGCAGCGGAAACAGGCGGCGCAGGCGCAGCAACGATGATCGGAATCGGGAGGGAATAAGATGGCGGACGAAAAGAACAAATTGCAGATCACACCGGAGGACGTGCGGCAGACCATTGCGAACGGCGGCACGCAGCAGGCGGCGGGGATGACGAACCCGAACGGTTTCCAGCCCATTACACCTGTCACGGGCATGGACGGCACGCCGAGGGGCAGCGCCTGGCGCAATGTGCAGATGACCGGGAACGCGAAAACGGACTACAGGAACGTCATGGCGCAGCAGCCGCTGGCCTATCAGAACCCATACTATCAGCAGACGCAGCAGACCCTGAACAATCTGCTGGGCCAGCAGCCGTTCCAGTACGATGTGAACACGGACGCGCTGTACCAGCAGATCAAGGACAACTACATGAAGCAGGGCCGTCAGGCGATGATGGACACCCAGGGCATGAGCGCGGCGCTGACCGGCGGCTATGGCAACAGCTACGGCGTGCTGGCGGGCCAGCAGGCGTATCAGAACAGCCTGGGTGACCTGTCGGCGCAGATCCCGGAGATGTACAAGCTGGCGTACAACCGGTACCTCAATAACGAGCAGAGCCAGCGCCAGAACCTGGCCGCCCTGCAGGGCCTGGACGAGAGCGAATACCAGCGCTATGCGAACGAGGCCCAGGCGTATGAGAACAAGATCGCCGAGCTGTACCAGAAGAGCCGCAGCAGCGGAGGCGGGAGGAAGAACTGGACGCTGGACCAGTACATGAACTATCTGTACGGCTTCTACGGCGCTGATGACAGCAGCTACAACAGCCAGAGCGGACTCAAGGGCGATGCCGGTGTGGACGCGGCAGTGGCAGCGGGCACGATCACCAAGGCGCAGGGCGAGTACCTGAAACAGGGCGGAACGGCGCTGACGGAGCATCAGAAGCAGCAGAAAGAAGTAGACGAGATCAACGGGTATTGATAAAACGGAGGAAGATTAAATGGCATTCAAAAGTGAATGGAGCAGCCTTAAAACCGATGATGAGCGGCGCGCTTATGCGCAGGGCTTCAAACCGGTATATGAGCAGACAAGTGACTTTGAAGTAGCGAGCGCGGCGGGGAGCAAATCCCTTGCCGCGTTTCGGCAAACACAGCCTGCAGCGCCTGTACAGCCTGAGCAGAAGGAACTGAGCACCAGACAGGTAATGCAGAACCCATTCACCACTAATCCTTTTCAGCGTATATTCGGCGACAATAGGACGCCGAGCCAGGTGACGCAAGAGGACAGGGATGCTGCTGCTTTCAAGCCGAGCGGACTGAACGGTATTGAGTATTTCAGATCTCTTGATGAATCCAGAAAGCCGGAGTATTCCACCCTGTATAAAAACGCTGTGGCGGGCGGCGCGGATCATAATTCTGCTATGCAAGAGGCCCAGGCACAGATGGAGGGTGGACAGCAGAATCTGGCCAATCTCGCCAGGCGCAAAATCCTGCTGGATGAATCAAACGAGGATGTGAACAACGTCATGGGCGTCGATGTGTTCAACCGTATGAGCACAGAAGACCAGGACGTTATCTTGAACGCCTGGGACGCGGACCGTGAGCACGGCGTGGATGCCATTTATGGTGCGCTCCAGAAAATCGGAGCGGAAGAGAAATACGGGATCAACGAGGGCGGATGGGCCACAAAGGCCAGGCCGTTCACTTTTGCTCAGCCGGAAAAGGAAGAAGAACCAGCAGACCAGGAGCAGGCGCTGGCGGACGAATGGACCAGGCTGGAAGAGGAGTATTTCAACCTGAAGAACAGCAGCGACCCGAACGACCAGGAAGCCCAGCAAAAGATCGCAGAGTATGAGGCGCGCCTGAACGAGATCAACAGTCAGATCGAGGGGATGCAGGAGCAGGAGCGGATCGACCGCGAGAATGGTCGCTGGGACGCAGACCTGAAAAATAAGATTGAAGAGGCAAGGCAGGCAGGCGATACGGCGCGCGTGGCGCAACTGGTGTCAGCGCTGGATGAAGCGCGGGCACAAATGGCCGCCGGGAATACGGAACAAGCATTGAATATTGCCAAAAATGCGGGTGAGACGTTGGGCATTGGCGTCGAAGAAGGCGTGTTGAACATGTCGCAGAATATGGGCGGCGCTTTGCAGTACGCAAATGAAGCATCGCCCTTCCTGGCGTGGCTAATGAAAGCTGAGATGGCCAAGATACCGGGAATGCCTTCAATGACTGTTGAGGAGATCCAGGCTATGACGGCGGAGAACTTGACCAGGGGCCGCCAGGAGCTGCAGGAGATCCAGAATAATACCAAGTTGAAGGCAGAAGAAAAGAAAAAGGCCGTAGCGGATTCGGTGGTCAATATTGCCAAATCTTACTGGACTGAAGAAGGCTGGGAGACGTTTGGCAATGAAGAACAGCTACGGCAAATTACAGACTACGTCATGACCGACTTTGTCGAGGCAACCGGAATCCAGGTCGGGCATCAGCTGCCGACAATGCTTGTCAGTCTGTTCACGGGCGGCGCAGGGGAAGGGCTTCAGGTGCTGACCACACCGGAATTCTTCATGACGTTCATGGGCGAATTCTGCGGTGAGATCACGGAGGCTCACGACAAAGGCGAGAAAATCACGACAGTTGACTTGCTCTGTAAGACGGCGTCTTCACTGGTCAATGGATATATTGAATATGGCGGGAGTGGTGAAGAAGGTTATCGCTCTGGAATGGTCAGCCTGCTGCAATCCATCAAGGGAGAAATCGGAGAAGAAATCAAGCAGGGTGCTGTCACCAAACTGTTTGAGAACATGGCCGATGTAATTCAGGGCCGTGAAGTCAGGCATGAATTGTATAGCAGCGATATCAGCGACGAGGCATTGATCAACCTGGAAGAGCTGTGGCAGACCGTAACGCAGACTGCGTTGACGACCGCAGGTATGGACATCCTTCACGCTGGCACAGCTGGCATCGTGCAGAAAGTGGCCAGGGGGCAGGCGCTGACGGAATATGAGCGCAATGAGATCGGTGCGGTCAAGCAAGAACTGGAAGCAGCTGATCAGCACCAGGACTTTGAAGCTGCAGCCAACGTCGAAGAAATTGAGACGGCAAAGGACAAGCCGGCGCCTGGCAAAGAGACTCCGCGTGATGCTGAAGCGGCTCAGGCGGAGGAAGCCCAGGCCGAGCTGACCCAGGCGGAAGATCTGGAAGACGACGTGCTGCCGGACGTGGAAGTCAATCCGGCATTGGAGGAAGCGGCGAAGGCGGCGATGCCGGAGCTGTCGCCGGATAGAATGACCGGGGCGGAGCAGCGCATCCGTGAGCAGGACGACGCGCTGATCCAGAACATGGCGCTGCTGATGGCTCAGGATCCGGAAGCATACAACGAAGAGACGCGCGCTATCGTCAGCGACGAGATGGCCCGGCGCGGGCTGGAGGTGCCGGAGGATGTGGTGCTGCCGGCAGAGGAGGCCCAGGAGGAGCAGGCGGCGACGCCGGCTCCTGTTCAGCATGCGGACAGCGCGCGGCGCATCTTCGTGGCTGGGGACTACATCAGCAACAAGACGGACGAGCAGCTGATCCGCTACGCCCGCGAGAAGAAGATTGGGAACGCTGCCCTGCAGGCCGTGGAGGACGAAATGCGGGCGCGGGGGCTGGAGGTCCCGGCGGAGCAGGCGGAAGATGTGGCCCAGGCAGAGCCGGAACAGACGGAAGAATCGGCGGCTGAGGACGAGCAGCAGGCGGAGACGACCGACGAGGAGGCCGTGGCCCAGGCAGAGGAAGAGCTGAGCGAGGTCACCATCCCGGAGATCGCTGCCGCGATGACGGCGAAGATGGACGGGCAGGAGACGGATCCGCGATTTGACAACTACAGCGAAAAAACGCTGCAGCAGGTGATCCTGCGCAGGCACAAGGCCGTGCCGACGGTCACGATCAGCGACAGAGTGCAGACCAATCAGCAGGCAGAGGGCGCTGATCGGCTGGCTGCCGAGGAGAACGCTGCTGCGGACACGACTGATCAGCAGACCGATCAGCGGACAGAGCAGCAGGCCCAGGCTCCGGCGCAGGACGCTCCTGAAGCTGCCGTAGAGCAGCCGAGCATCGAGGACGCGCAGGAGATCGTTGCTGCGGATCAGGCTGATCGGCTGACCGAGCGGAGGGAAGAGCAGCAGGCCCAGGCTCCCGCGCAGGAAGGGCCGGAGGCTGCGGCTGAAGACAATTTGACCGGCGACCGGCAGACCGAGCGGTTCCCGGAAGCGGAGCAAAACCCGCCTGCGGCGGAGCAAAGTGCCCCGGAAACGTATCAGGAGCAGGAAAACACTTCCGCTTTTGACGAAAAAGCGGATCAGGAGGCCGCGGAGACGGCGCGGCAAGCGGCAGCGGAACAATATCATTTCAAGGTTGGCGGGACGAGAGGCAATGGATCCGCCGACGTTGGCGTGCACCTGATCGGCGACGTGAGGAAGATCAGCAAGAAGAACCTGATGGACCTGCAGATCATCGACCGCATTGCCAAGTGGGCGCACTTCAGCGTGGAAGTGGTGGACGGCCTGGACCACAACGCCAACGGCGAGTACGACGGCGGGCGCACGCTGTACCTGAATATCAACACTGAGAACGCGCTGAGCACCGTGGCCAGCCATGAGATGTGGCACATGGTCAAGCGCATCAATGCCGACGGCGCAAAGCGAATCCAGGCCATCTGGGAGAAGTGGGCAGACCGCACCGGCTTTGATGTCACGGCGGCGGAGCAGAATATGATCCGGCGCTATGGCCGCCAGGGCGTGGCCCTGACGCCGGCGGCGGCCAGGGAGGAGCTGATCGCCAACAGCTTCTACACCTTCATGGGCGACCAGCAGGTGATGCGCCAGGTGTACGCCGAGAACGCCGGCGTGTTTGAGCGTGTCATGAACTTTGTGAAGCGAGTGCAGACCAGCATCCGTGAAATGCTGGGCGAGTATGAGGAGAACACGCCGGAAGCGCAGATGCTGGCCGAGCAGGACGGCGCGCTGACCGAGCTGCACCAGACGATGCTGGACGTGCTGAACGAGATGCGCGACCTGGACGGCACGAAAAAAGCCGTCAGCGCTGTGAAGGCCAACGGCGAGATGACGCGCAGGTTTGAGACTGCGGTCAAGGAAGCGACCAATAAAAAAATGATCACCCAGGCGGCGCGTGAGCTGGGTGGGGATGTGCTCAGAAAGACCGGCAACCAGGCCAGCCAGGAGAACTTTACCAGGCTCATGAATGCCGCACAGGACGTGAACGACCTGGGCACGCTGCCCGGCGCAGCCATGCGCGACAATGGCCTCAGCTACGCCCAGAACGACGCCGAAGTGAACCGTGCCCTGCAGAAGCTGGGAGCCTATGCCGCACAGCTGAAAGCCGAGAAGGACGTGCAGGAGTATGTGGAGCTGGTCAATGGCGTGAGCCAGGAGGATGTGGCGAAGTACAGCATAGCAACCGGCCCAAACGGCGATTATGTAAGCGTAGATACAGACCAAAAACAATTTGAAGGTAAAACGCTAACGGAAAAGAGAAGACTCGCAAGAAAGATAATCATCGAAAAATATGGAAGGCAGGTAATAGACCGGAATCATGTAAGGGCTTATGTAAAGTCAGATGCTGCAGATGAATACGCATATCCTGCTAAGAGATTGGATAAGAATATCGCCGAATCAAAAATGATGGCAAGCCCAGAACTGGAAAACCTGCTGAGGGTTTCAGTATTCGAAAACCATGTCGGCCCTAATAAACATCATCCTGAATATGCTGGAGGATGGGATTATTATCGCACACATTTCTATGTGAATAATACGATGTACGAAGGA